ATGCCCAAAATTAAGGAAGCCGTATTCCAAAAGATCATGGATCGTCAGAATGCAGATGATGTTCTGCTGCATATAGCGGAATCTTATTCTGAACTCAGGAAAGAAGGCGCATCTTACAAAACAGAATGCCCGGTGTGTCACAGCCATGCACTGGTCATCACCCCAGGAAAAGGATTCAACTGTTTCTCTTGCAAACAGGTCAGTGGCCGGAATGCCTACCAATATATGATGTCTGCCCAGGGCAAGACATCAATGGAATCCATCGAAGAACTTGCCCACTACCTTGGTATCCCCATAGAATATGAGGAAACGAAAGCAAGGCAGCCAAAGACAGGAAGCAAGAATGATTTCTGGAAAAGGATGCTGGAGGGGTCCGGGCTGACCAGGCAAGACATCACTGCGAAAGTCAAATCAGCGGATGGTCCAGGTACAACGAATAGAGAGACTTTCTATGCCGGATCCATGACACCGAAAGGCGATATTATTCCGGGCGACGACTGCATCATTGAGTATTACGATCTCGATGGCCGTCCTGTGATGTATGTTCCAAAGAGCGACAAAGAAGGCCAACAGAGGCAGTATTACAGGGTCAGGTATCAGAACCCGGAACTGCATAAGGATAAGACAGAAGGGAAATCAATGAAATACCGGACTCCTTATGGGGCCCCGGCATTTATCTATTATCCGCAGGCTATCAGAGGGCTTTATGAGAAGAAAACTCCTATTGACCGCCTCTATATCCAGGAAGGGGAAAAGAAGGCTGAAAAGGCATGTAAACACGGCATTCTCAGCGTTGCCGTTTCCGGAATACAAAACATCGCCTCCGGGGGCAGACTTCCGGAGGATCTCATAAAGCTCATCGATATCTGCCAAATCAAAGAAGTCGTCTTCATGCTCGACTCTGATTGCATGGATCTCTCTTCCGAACTCAGGGTAAATGTGCCTATCGAGAAGAGACCACGCAACTTCTTCTATGCAGTGAAGAATTTCAAAGAGTATTTTGATAGCCTGAAAAACCAGCGCATATATATCGACGTCCTCTTCGGCCATGTATTAAAGAATGATGCACAGGATAAGGGTATCGATGACCTCCTATCCAACACTTTGAAAGGGAAGGAGGATGAACTGCTTGAAGATCTTAATACTGCCAGGAACAGCAAGCCAATGGAAGGCAAATGGGTCAGGCTTTACAAGATTACAACAATGCCCGACAACAAGTTGATGGAGATATGGCATCTGCATAGCGCAAAGGATTTTGCCCAGCAATACTTCTCACTGTTGAAAGACATGCCAGAATTTACATTTGGCAAACGCCGTTACAAGTTCAACGATTCCGGAGAATTTGAAAGCGCGCAACCTGTTGAGCCTGATGAACAGTTCTGGACAACTTCGACCAGGAAGGATGGTTCGGAAGAATGTTATTTCGATTACGACGGGTGCAAAAACTTCCTCGAACACCGAGGTTTTTTCCGCTACGAGACGATGAACCACGAATACGAGTTTATCCGCGTGGAAGATAACATCGTCAGGGAGGTCAAGCCCCATCAGATTGCAGACTTCGTGAAGGATTTTGCGAAAGACACACTACCGAAGGCTGTAAGGCAAATGCTTTACAAAGGTGCTGCCCAGTATTTCGGGCAGGTATCTTTGTCTATGCTGGACTACTTCACCAAACAGTTCGATGCCCCGACACGAGGCACAGAAAGATTGTTCTTCAACAATACTATCTGGGAGATTTCTGCAGGCGGTGTCAAAGAAAAGAACTATACACAATTGGCCTACTGCATTTGGGAAAGTCAGCGAAAGAACTTTGATGTTCAGAGGTTGCCAGAATTGATAAAGATCCGTAAAAATGATGAAGATGACTGGTCATATGAGATCACTGAAATCGGGCGCAAATGTGACTTCCTGGTCTTCTTGGAAAACACATCCAACTTCACCTGGCGAAAAGATAGCCCTACGGATCAAGATAAGAAGGAGAATGCCCAGCATTTCATAAGCAAACTGGCCGCCTTTGGCTATCTGCTTACCTCCGTCAAAGATAAGAGTATAGCAAAAGCCGTAATCGGCATGGATGGCAAGCAGTCTGAGGTAGGAGTCAGTAACGGAAGATCCGGAAAGTCCCTTCTTGGAGAAGCCTGTCGTCAAGTTGTGAACACCTTATACAAGAATGGTAAGGAATTCAGGGGTGGCATACTACCGCCTTTTGTTTGGGATGGTATCACATGCAGGACGCGCCTTGCATTCCTTGATGACACGACAAGAGACTTCGATTTTGAAGGGTTTTTCCCGCTGACATCCGGGGATTGGACTGTGAACCCCAAAGGGCGCACCCCATTTTCCATCCCTTGGGAATCCAGTCCTAAAATTTATCAAGCTACCAACCATGCCAACACTGGCGATGGTGACAGTTTCGAGGATCGTCAGTGGCTCCTCGCATTTTCTGATTATTACAATGCCAAACACAAGCCGATCCATGATTTCGGAAGGCATTTTTTCAGTGACGAATGGGATAGTGAACAGTGGAACCTTTTCTGGAACCTTGTGGCCACAGTTATTCAGATTTACTTCCAGTATGGGTATGTTCCGGCATCCGGAGACCGTCTTGAAAAAAGAAAACTCATACAGTCCATTGGTGAGGAATTCATCCTGTGGGCAGATGAGTATTACAGCCCATCGACTGAGGAAGGGAAACCTTGCCACCTCAATGAAGTGGATATACCACGCAGGGACATCTACAACAATTTCCTTGAATATATCGGGCCATCACGCCGGAGTTATTACCAGCCTAAGACCTTCAAGGCAAAACTTATCAAGTACTGCGAGTTGCGAGGATTCATCTTTAACCCTCAGATTTTCGACCCTCGCAAAATGGAATACATCAAAGTCAGCACGGATGGCATTCCAGACAGGAGTATCAAGCGCAATGGTACCGAGTACTTCACCGTCGGCACTATGGATTTTTACGGGCGTCATAAACCTTCCCTATTTAGCGAATACCCTCCGGAAGTAGATGATGACATGCCAGAATAATGGAACGGATCGAGTCCAATTCCTGCTATACACCCGGGAACAGGAACAGCGATTCCGGAAAGAACACTCAGACTTTATATCGAAGCATTACGAGGCATACCGGGAATGGTTCCAGAACAAGCCTCTATATACCTGGCTGGAACTCAAAATAAGACCAGGAAAGGAAGAAGACACCATCGGACTTCTCTGCATCCTTCACATCGATGGGAAAATAAACCTAACGGTGAACAACGATGTGACTAAGTTTCAGCGTGGAGCAATTACAAGTGAAGAATTTGATCAATACATATCAAAGTTATGAAAGAACAGCAACAGAATTTCTCTTTTGAGGGCACCATCGATGTCACTCAATCTGATGTATTTAGGAAACACATCACCAATTATGCGAGATATATGATTTCTCAGCATAAGAAGGCAATCAGGCTCGGCAAGGTCAGGAATGCATCCCCAATTGACAAAATCAATACTGACCCTGACTTCCTGATCAATGAGTACAGGGCTATTCTGACCAAAAGCAGCAAACAACCATCTGCTATCAGGAAAGTCATTCAGTTCCTTGGGAACAAGGCTGCTGATAGCACAGTAAACGAGATCATCAGCCAGGTACAATCAAACAACCCTTAAACACAAATACAATGGAACTCAAAGAAATGATCGCTCCATATTGGAGCCCGGAGCATAATGGGGTGGTGATCCCTTTGCTCAACAAAGTCCTCGATCTGAAAAACCTCTCAGACCAGCCCCGGAACTGGTGGGAGAACAAGGAACTGGCCGAACAAGCTGGCAAGGAATGGATGACCAAAGAAGACTTCCACATCCTATACTGGCAAAGGAACGAAATCAATGAAATTCTGGCCGAACACGGAGGGGACCTTCTTGAAGGCTGGTTTGGTTCTTCGTCGGAGTATATTACCTACAACAATTGGATCGTCAATTTCGGCTCCGGCTATTGTCACAGCGCGGGCAAGTACTACTCTTACCTGGCGCGTGGCCTCGTGGCATTATAATTTTTCACTTTTCGGCTGTGGGCTCTCGTCCACAGCCATAATCTTTATAGCATGAAATACATACTCATCATAGCATATATCATGATCAGCATTCTAATAAGTGTCTGGTTTATCATGTCCGGGAAAAGGATCAACAAGAACCGCAAACTGAATGTTGAAGCATGCATCATCATGGGTTTCAGCTGGCCCATTACAACAACAGTGCTGATAATAAGCCATACCATTAAGGCGTTAATTTTCATTTTCTCATGGCCTTGGTCTGAAAAAAATGGAGAAAAATCGAAATAACTGCAAAATTTCCATTGAAATATTTTGCAGTTGATATAAAATTTTATATCTTTGCAATACCAAACAATCAGGATATGAAACGATACAAAGTAAACCAAATCATCAAGCTCCTCGAAAAGGACGGATGGAGGCTCAAAAATTGCAAAGGCGACCATCGACAGTTCACTCATCCGGAGAAACCTGGCAAGGTAACTGTAAGAGGAAAGCCAAGTGAAAATTTAGATCAATTTTTATTGAACAGCATTTGGAAGCAGGCAGGGTGGAAATAGCCACCCTGCTTAAAACAAAAACACAAATAGTATGGGAAAGGTTGGAATAAAAGTAGATTGGTGTGGCAAGAACTACGCTGCATGCCCGGAGAATGAGGATATCGCATGCGTTGTCACACATAAGACCCTTGAAGGTCTTAAAACAGATATGGACGATGCACTTCGTCAGCATATTGCGTGGATGGTTGAAGATGGTGATATTCTCCCTGCCGAATTCACAGGTGAGTTTGAACTGGAGTACCACCTAACCACACGAGCCCAGCTTCACTACTCTGAGGCCTTCATCACAAGAAAGGCTTTATCAGAGATCACAGGAATCAATCTTCAACAACTCAGTCATTATGCCAATGGATGGCGCAATCCTCGCCCTGACATGCAAAGACGCATCATCGATGGCATACATAGCATAAGCCACAAACTGGCCGTCATTTCCTGATTTGTTTGGTAGCAATCAATTTGATGGCAGCGCCCCGGAGAAATCCGGGGCTTTTTGTATATTTGCCACACTAAAACACCAGATTATGAAAAGATTGGCAGTAATTTTATCAGTTATGCTGTCCATTATGACGGCAAACGCACAGGATGCACTCCTGTATTCAGGCGTGCAACAGGCGGAAGGTCTCACAGCCTCAGAATTATTCAGTAACTGCAACACTTGGGTTGCAACATCATTCAACAGTGCCAAGGATGTAACCCAGATGTCTGCTGACAACAAGGTTATTATCAAGGCAAAACATCTTTACGAAGACGGCCAGTGCAAGAACCACCTTGATTTCACGCTCACAGTGGAATGTAGGGATGGACGATATAGATGGACTCTCAGCCAGATATGCCTTACCACCAGGTGGATGACAAACCCCAAAGAATTTGAATTTGGAACCCTGACGACAGCGGAAACAACAGACCTGCATAAAGGATTCTTCGGGGGTGGCCGAGTGAAAAAGATATGGAACCGTGCCCAACAAGAGGCAGAAAGTCTCCAGAACACCATTTCTGCCAGTCTTGCCAAGGCCATGACAGTAAAACAGGCTGCAGAGGACTGGTAATCGCACATTATGAACAAACCCATATACTATCAATCCGAATTCAGCAAGTGCGACCTGTGCGCCCTGAATTTTCAATGCAATAGGGAAGATCCGCCATGCACACCCGGCACGATTATAAGAAAAGCCACCTGCCGGCATTGTGCGCTAATCGGGAAAGCAGGATGCCCCAATTCTGGCACATTCGCTCCCTTACCAGTCCGGCCATGTGGTAAGTTTGAATGGTCACAAGACGCTTGACTTTTTTGGTCACCTCAGATATGGGGTGACCAAATTATTTAATAGCTATTTTTCGCTTGAAACGGGGCTGATTTTGGCACTTTCAGAACAAATCCGGAACAGTGTTCACAGGAGATATTCAAGCGAAAAATAGACCGCTTTTCGAGCCTTTTAAGGCTCAGTTCTGTAGAAGCACTCTTCAAGAGTGCTGACATTTCAGTTCTGTTCTGGTCCCTCCTCCCCGCTTCCCCACCTCTTTTTCAAAAAATAAAGAACTGAACTGATGGGCATAACACAGTGAAAATCAGCGGTCAGCACACAAGAGTATAATATATTTCTTATCAAAAAAGAGACACTTATATAAATAATAGAAAATGAGAGAACTACGGAACTGATGTCCCTCAATTTTTTGATAATCAAAGTTTTGTCCCAGCACTCTAAAGTTCAGTAGCAGCACAAAACAGTTCCCGAGCACTCTAAACGTTCAGCACTCTCGAAGTGTGCTACGTAAAAGACTAAATATCAAGCACTTTACCCCCTCAGTTCTGTAGTTCTGCGGAAATGGCATTTTTAACAAAGAGGGGGTCAATTTCCACAAGTATAATGCTGTCAAACCCATAGGAATTCTGCCCGATTTTTCGTAACTTTATAACTTGCAGCAGTCCCACTTCGGGACAGTCCGGCTCACTACCTTTGAAGCATGAAGAACAGAGAACTCCAGACAGTAACGGTCAAAGTCTTGCCCAGTTTGCGTGAATACATCCTGGCCATCAACGATGGTTCTGATGTGATCATACCAGGCAGGGAATCAAAGCTCTGGGGAATCATCAAAATGCATCTTGATCTGATTCCTCAGGACTATGTACCCACACCTGTATCCGGACAGGAAGGATGCATCCGTGTCGCAATATTCCGTGTACACCGCTGGCAATACAGTAAAAGCGGGAAAAGGACGATGGTAGTTGATACCCTGTTCAGGAACCATCTTACCGAGGCTGGGCAGCGGGCTGTGGCCGACTACCTGATGCACTCCTTCAAGCACACGTTCAGAAGTTATATGACGGGGGCTCTCAGCAATAACCCCAAACTCAGTATTCACGACGCCATCTATAATTTTTGCGAACTATATCGGATCAGCATGGATACCATCACATATGAAATGCTCCGCAAAGATTGGTTCCGTTTCAGGAAGAGGAGACCGGACGGATTTGTTGTTCCGATAGAAAACAAGGATTTTTGACAAATTTTTCACAAAAAGTATCTCCCAAGAAGTCCCAGAATTCCGGGGGTAAAATAATGAAGATAAAACAATTATGAACACCTCTCTTTCATCCCATTTTTCAGTGATCCGACCTGACCTCATACGAGAACACCTCCGGATGCAACAGGTAAATTTTCTTCCAGTCGGGGCACAGGAGTTCGCTTGCACCGGTAAGATATCCTTTGATCAGCAACCCGAATCCTCAGAAAGTGGGGTTTGTTGGATACAGACTTTTGAAGCGATCACCACAGATAAAGACATCATGAGGCATAATGGCACCAGATCCTATGTCGCTATCCACATGTCAGACGGTTCCCTTAGGGTCATCGGTACTGCATCCGAGGTTCCTCTGATCTGCGTGACCCCGAAAGAAGGATCTTACCTCGTTTCTGTCGATTTCCGCACAGTCAAACCGATGGTTCTGTAACGCTTTCTGTCCTATCTTATGCAGTCTTTTCACCATAATTTTGGCGAAAAGAATCGTATAAGATGCCACCTATCACAAATCCTTCAATACTCTTTCTCGCACAGGTTCCCTCCCAGGCTGCCTCACAGTTCGTGATTCTGGAAGAGGAAGAAAGGAGGAGTTACAGGGATGGAATCGTCATCCCCCCGGACACCTCACTCACATATCCATCGACATTTTCTGACAGCGAGATCCAGGACGGATCAATCGCTTATCATCCTGTATTCGGTTTCATCACATACAACAGCTGGTGGAACTTCTCAACCAAACAGTTCATCGAGGACATCAAGGCTGCTGATGAGAACCCAGCCATTTCCGCACACCTGATTCATATCGACACGCAGGGTGGAGAATCATTCGGGCTGCACGAGGCATGGGAAGCGGTCAAAGCCCTGAAAAAGCCTTGTTACGCTCTGGTTGAGAGTTCGGCTCTATCAGCAGGTTTCTACATTGCTTCCGCTGCCGACAAGATTTTTGCATCCTCCCTGTTCTCGGAGATTGGATGCATCGGCGTAATGGGTGTTCTCTACGACACAGAGAAGGCGCTGGAAAACGAGGGCATCAAACGCCACAAGTATTACAGCAACTTCTCACCTCGTAAGAATAAAGTTGTAACTGATGCTATACATGGCGACGCTGATGAATACATCAAGAGGTTCCTTGATCCTCTGGCAGAGCAGTTCATCAATGATGTCAAGGCATCAAGATCATCCATTTCGCAGGAAGCGCTCGAAGGTGAGACCTATTACACAACAGAAGCGATGGCAGCCGGATTGATCGATGGGGAAAACTCCATTGATGAAGTTCTGGAACTGCTGCATACTGCAATCCAGCCAAAGAAGAAAAGTCCATCCGTAGATATCAACAAATTAAAGTTTTAACTCATGCACAAATTCGTGACCAATCTTCAGGCCATTGTCACCTCCCTCGGCCTGACAGAGAAATTCAACAAAAAAGAATTGACTGCAGAAGACAATGCAGCAATCTTTGACGCCTACAACAAGGCTCATGGTGACGGATCATTCCTCACTGACAAGCAGTCCTGGGAAGACCAGAAAAAGACGGAGGAAGACGAAATCGCCAAAACACTCCAGGCACTTGCCGGAATGACCGGGGTAAGCCAGGAAACCGCACAGTCTGCGGACGGACTTGCTAAGATCGTCAGCGGTGTTGAGAACATCCAGAACGAGTTGAAGGAGGCTAAGGCAACCATCAACAAACTCAGCAGCCAGGCTCTGTCTCCTGATCCTACTGCAACAGTAGTGTCAACCCCTTCTGTCACCGGTCCGCATACCGAGACCCATGCATTCGGTATCGCACACAAGTTCTTCTCAACCGACACCAGGTACAACCAGCTTCTTATCAAGGGTCGCGCCCTCGAAGAGGAGGCATCCAAGGCTGACTGCGCTACTTTGGACCAGGACTTCACCGCCTATACCCGCAGTCTCTCACAGCGTTACGGTGAATTGAAGAGACTGGGTCTGATCCCGGCTCTCAAGCAGGGTTCTGTGGACTACTCACAGCTCAACGCTGACACTGAAATCGGAACACGCCAGCTCACCATCCGTCAGGATATGGTGATCGCCCGTATCGTTTCCCTCCCAGGTCTTGCAGGAATCTTCGATACCGTATCTAACATCCAGAGCGGTCAGGTCATCACAAACGTTCTCTTCACAGACGTTTCACAGGCATACCAGGCTGGTGAGGTCTTCAAGGGCAATGTGACATTCCTTCCTGAAAAAGCCCTCGTGGACAAGGCTATGGCCAAGGTTCAGTTCGAGGACATGACTGCCCTTGAAAGAGCATACATCAACTATCTGAACCGCGAAGGCTCTGACCCGGTAAAGTGGAATCTGCTGGAATGGCTCATCCTCCAGTTGGCTGTAAAGCTCAACAACGAGCGCCTGAGCCGTTCAATCATAGGACGCCGTGTAGAGCCGGTGAAGGGCAAGGCTGGTCATGCTAACTTCGCATCAACTGGCGTGATCCATCGCCTCATTTCGTATGTCAAGAACAACCAGCTCCTTCCATTCACCGATGAGGAACTCAGTGACTACGATGTTGCCAATTTCGGTGATGTTGTCATCTACTTCGCCAAGAAGGTCGTGGCACGTCGTCCTGCCGACTACAAGTCGTTCCCTATCTACCTGAATGCGAACCACAAGCCAATGTTCTTGGAGTGGTACCGCAACAAGTTCGGAAAGGATACCGACTTCAAGGGCGGTGAGGACAGCAAGGTACCTTACCACGAGATTCCGATCAAGTGGGTGCCTAACATGGGCAACCTCAAGTTCATCTTCTCGACACCTGACGGCAACATCCAGTTGCTCCAGAATAAACCTGGCGAGGAGTACGACACCAAGTTTGAGAGACACCTGGAAGAGGTGATCGCATACTCTTACTGGATGGAGGGTGCAGGTGCTGGATTCGTCGGACCGAAGTACAAGACACGTGCAGAACTCCTGGCAGGCAAAGGACGTGATCAGTTTATCTTCATGAACTGGCCAGCAATCCCAGCAGCTGCTGACGCGACTACCGTTGATGTCGAGACGGCAGAACTGGAGGATCTTGGTTTCTTGATCAAGACTTCGGCCAACACAAAGGCTACCGCTCTCACTGACATCAAGAATGCTCGTGAAGGCGTTGTATATCTCATCGAGTGTGGTGACACAGCTTTCGCCACTAAGATCTCAAAGGCTGACAAGTTCTCCGAGATCGCTTCCGACTGGGTACCTACCGCAGTCGGTGAGTACATCGAGGTTTACTTTGAAGGCGGTAAGTTCTACGAGGTAGAGCGTGGTTAATAATCAGGGGGCAGAAATGCCCCCATAACCCCTTACATTATGGTAAAAGTTAAAGTTCCCAATATCATAGGAGTATCAGACCTGGAATCAGCAGGTAAGAGAATCTTCAATAAGATTCACCTGATCCTGGAAGAGGATGTGGATCTTACCAAGGACGTGGAGATCACAATCACTGACGAGGCGAGAACAATGGCTGCCCTGCCGTTGAAGGATGGTGCAGAAATCAAGGAGTTCAACTTCGCCAAGCATACCACCGGTTCCACATCTCAGGGAAGCAATGGTGATGTTACTACCGAGGTGACCAATTCCCTGTCCGGAACTCTGGCCGGAGACAGAGTAGAAATCGACAACTTCATCGAGAACTATCACGGTGTTGGTTTCTACATCGTTACTTCCGACCGTATTTCCGGCAAGCAGTACATCTACGGACGTCCTCGCTGCCCTTACATCTTCACCGACCATGACAAGAGAAAGAATTCGGACAACTCCAGCTGTGATGTCACCTTCACAAGCCCGTTCCCATTCCAGCCTCTTGAATACCTTGGTTCTGTTCAGACTGCGGAGCAGGAATAACATCAGACTACATTTCGACAGGGCCGCCCCAGTGACGGCCCTGTTTTCATAATTTCAGGCATGTATTCATTTCAGCAAAAGAGGGCGATATCCAAGAAGATCGCATCATCAGAACACATCGACACATACCGACAGTTGCTTGCATCACGAGGTCTGCCGGCGGCAGGAATCATAATGAAAGACCGGCAAGCATTAGCCGTTTCTTTGGTATATACGCTTCTGGAACACTTCACAGAAGAGGAAATCATTACAGCCTGTAAACCGGACGACAGACAGCCCGTAATACAGTCTGTTCTTACTCCTGTGTCGCCACCAACGAAACCCGAAAAGAAGAAAGTTTCAAAGCATGAACAGTACCCCAACATCCAATGGAACGACCTTGACAATCCGCTTATCCGAATGGCGGACAGTATATTTTCCGACAGGATCAATTGCTGGGCAAGGCTGAAAGTGCTGGAGGCCGAGACTCAGGAAGAGACCGCAGCCAAAGAAGATATCGAGGAATACATCCGGCTTACTATCCGGATGGAACTCTGTTTCTCCGAACTTCGCCATTTCAATGACTCCGGGGCCTTCCTTGGCAAGCACCCTTTCATTAGTGCAAAAGATGATCGCACAAGGATAATGGAAACCCTCAGAACATCCCCTGACACCTACTTCCAGGAAAGGAAGAATATAGAACTGAACATATCCAGATACTCCAGCCAGTTGAACAGCAAAACCGTCTCCAAAGAAAAGAAGGACAAAGCTCGTGAAAACCTGGAGAAACACCAAGCAACGCTCCAGCTGTATAAAGACATTTTCAATGAGTTCGTATGTCAGAAATCGTAACCACCACATATACCAGTGAGTTCATCGCTCAGGTCAAAGAATATGCTGTCCTCGGTCTATATCCCATTCAGATTGCAGAAAGAATGGGCCTTGCTGGATCGGAAAGGACGCGTTTCCTTTTTGACATCAACAGCAAACACCATCCTCTCAGATCTGCATACCTGATTGCAAGATCACACTGGGAGGAAGACATGGATGCTGCCCTAACAACATTGGCCACAGCCGGGGATGTCGATGCCCTGGAACTGGCATCCAAAGTGGAATGGCGCAAAGGTATTGAAAGTATAAAATCCGAATTGTTTGACCTATGAAACCGGACCGGCTTGAACTTCTGGCCACATACAAGGCCGACGACATACAGCATCTGATAAGCCATAAGAAATCCGAAATAATTCCTGTGGATATGCAGACTTATATCCTCCAGCTGGACAGCATGGCCAGGCTATTCCATTATCACAAACACAGTTATTCCCGGGCGGTTGAATGTCTCCGTAAGGAATGGCCGGAATTGACTATCTCTCAGGCAAGGGAAATCTATCGTGATGCTCTTGAATACTTCTATCAGGACGACTTCATCAGTGCAAGAGCCTGGGATCTCAAATATGCAGATGCCTTCGATGATCTTGCTCGTGTTGCGATCAAGGCCGACAAAGTATCCACAGCCCGCGCATGTCTTGAAAAAGCCCATGAGCTCAGGACCAAGCAGAGGGAAAGTGATAACCACCAGTGGGCAGCGCCGAACTTCTACATCAATGTTAATGTCAGACCGGAGGATCTCTGCTATGAATCCCAGAAATTGATGGATATAGCCCGTCGAGCCGAAGATGCGGAACTCAAGGCAATGATTCTCGGCCTTGATACCACAGAAGCAGAAAAAAGAAGGCTTCTGGCAGATGCCGACATTAAGGATGCGGTGATTGTGGACGATAACCAGTATGAAGATGAGCCAGAACAACAGTAACAATACGGATTATATTGAGATGTACCAGAACAAAGTTCAGGCACTTGTCAATATCATTGATCCGAACAAACTTTTTGCGGTCATAGGTCGAGGAGGAGGTAAGACCTCGCACATCACAGCCAGGCGCATAATACGTGTAGCCTCTGAAATGCCTCGTGAAACCTCGATTATCTCTCACAAATCATTCGTTGCACTGTTCACCAATGTCCTGCCAACGGTGCTGGAGTCCTTTCGCTCCGAGATTACCATGCCGGATGGTACGCAGCGTCCTCTTTTGATTGAAGGATGGGATTATTGTGTCGGGGAAAAGGACCTGCCGAAACACTTTGTGCAGCCACGATACCCGCTGCTATACCCTGAAAGATCCATAGTCTTTGCCGATGGTGCCGTTTTACAGGCTGTCGCTGTCGATAGGGCTGATTCTGTTGCCGGAAGATCCATCGTTCATGCTTTCCTGGAAGAAATGAAATACAGCGATGGCGAAAAGGTCCGGACACGAATCATCCCGGCCATCAGAACCTCACGAATCGGCTCCGGATCCGCTGCCCACAAGTCGCATCTGCATGGAGGCATTACAGGTGTGTCAGACATCGGACGGGTCAGCATGGGCGAACACAACTGGTTCCTCGATTACGAACAGGAAACTGACCAGCAACTCATCGCCGACATACTGACCCTTGCCCTTGAACTCAATAAATATGCGGTAAATCTGCATAATGGGGTCAAAATAAGGTATTCAGAGGCCAAGTTAGCCAAGTGGTCACCCTTGCTCAACAAACTGCGAAAAAAGGCCGTTTATTTCATTCGTGCAAGCACCTTCGTGAACCGAGATGTACTCGGTTTGGAGTATTTCAAGACGCAGAAAGAAATTCTCGGGATGAGTGAGTTCCTGTCATCCATCTGTTCAATCGGAGACAGGAACAGAGACAACCTCTTTTTTGAGCTGTGGGATGAGGAAAAACATACCTTTGATGACAGTTACAAGTATTCTGTCATCAATTCCCTCAATCTGAAAGAGACATTTACCGTCACAGCCGAGCATCTGAAATATTATGTGCCCACACAAAAACTATTGCTGGGCTATGACCCCGGCAATTTCAGATCCATAGTGTCAGGGCAGGTGCTGAAAGGAGAAAATACCCTCAGAATCTTCAAAGAATTCTTCGTCTATCCTCCGGAGGATGCTGCCGATATCGCCCGAATGGTCAATGCATTCTATGGTGACACCGCAATCAACAGACAGATTGACCTGTATTACGACCGCGCTGCCAACAAACGGAACAAACAGGCAGAAAAGGAAGCCGAGACCGATGCCAAGAAACTCAAAAAGGAACTGGAGAAATACGGATGGCGCGTAAGACTGATGAACATCGGCCAGGCCACCATCTACTACTGGCAGCATCACCTTCTGTGGAAAAGACTGCTGGCTGAAAACGAAAGGTCAATCCCTCGAATCCGCATCGATGCAAACGAATGTCCTAACCTCGTGTCTGCAATGTACTGCTGCAAGAAGGTAGTAGGATCCTCCCCGGTTGAACTTGACAAATCCCCGGAGGTGAAAGTGAGAATCGATCTGCAGGCCGGACTCACGCCTCAAATTCCATCAGCAATGACCTATTTAGTGTGGGGTTTATTTGAAAAACACTTCCCAGGAGTGAGGAATTACACGTCAGAAGGGGCGATTTTACCGAATTATGTAGGCTGATTCTGGGGGTTTGTGCTATTTATAAAACAAACAACCGCATGGGTATCATGCAGTTAAGCGAAAAATTTTAACTCGATTCTAAAAATCTGCGGCTCTAATGCCCGACGGCGCTAAGTTTTGAGGTTGTAATACACGATGGCAAAACGACTGAAATATGACGGAATCAGCCCGATTCTGTCCTTTCGCAGAAGGGTGGCAACTCCTACCTTCGCATCAAACAGTACACGATGGAGACAATCAAAGGCACGCTTGCATTACAAAGGGCGGAAACGCTTTCCAAGATGGGTGGTACATTCAGTATCGCCTTCTTCCCGTACTCCAGAACAAAGGCGATTCCGGACAGAATCAAGATGAAGACATACTCCGGTTGCAGGATGAGAACCCCACTGCCCAAGGATAAGTTCGACATCGATGGCAAGCACTACCTGTTGTTCCTGAATGACAAGGACGAGCCCCGCTCCTGCTACCGCTCACTGATTCGGGCGATAGGATTCTCCGACGAAGACAACAAACTATATAGAGTGATCTGGTATGAATAGATTAGGCACATACACTGGCAATGGGATAGTACTGACCTATCAGATAGGTGAGAACGCACCGACCATGTCCTATACAGGCAAGAACGAACAAGCATCTGCCACACTTCCATCCCTTACTGCCAAGAGGATGGGCAACTATCAATATTGGCCAGCTGGCCCAAACAACAACGACCCTGATGTATGTGCTGCACTCATCAAGGGCAACAGGCTCCTGCCAAGTCTCATAGAGAAGCAGGTGGCCATACTGTATGGAACTGGCCCGATGCTCTACACCGAGAAGATTAACGACGATGGCACAGTGAGCAGGCACTACTTGAAGGATCCTGAGATAGAGGCATGGCTGGAAAGCTGGCAGAAGGCTGGCATACCTAACTCATACAAGGAATATCTGCGTAAGAATATCAGATCATACTATTACAGTGAGGGAATCTTCTCACAGTGGCTTCTCAGCAAAGGCACTGTGATAGGGCTGAAAGGCAACCTTCCAGTTGCAGGACTCAAACATATCTCTGAGCTGCGTGTCAGACTGGCCACTGTACAGGATATCGCCAGAAGGAAGGATATCGAGGACAGTGATTTTAACCTGGTTCTTATAGGCAACTGGGCGGAATCCTCACAGCAGGAATTCAAGGTCTTCCCTCGTTTCGACCCGATGAATCCGCTATCCCGTAATGGGGCAGTATCATACTCCAAGAATTCTAACTACGAGACGGATATCTATGCCACTAATGTATTTTTCGAGGGTATCAAGGGCTGGATAAGAGGTTGTAATGCAACCCCAGAATATATAAACAGTTTCCTTGAAAACAGTCTGTCTGCCCGTCATCATATCATCATCCCTAATGCATGGTATGACGCCAAGAAGAAAGCATTAGAGGAACTCTGTTCAGAGAATGCCGAGAAAAAGGCAGAGGGTGCCAAAGATAGCGAACTGATCAAGATCAAGGTCGGGGATGATGAAATCGAGGTCGGTACAGAATACTCTGCTGTATTGCTCGACAAATATGTAAACATGGAGTTGAAGCACCTGACCAACTTCCTTTCCGGAAGGGGCAAGAACCAGGGCAAGACATACGCCACCAGATCATTCATGAATGAATCCGGTGATCTTGAAAAGTGGATCATCGAGGAAATCCCTCAGAAGTACAAGGAATATATTGAAGCCTTGATTTCTTATGATAAGCGCGCAGACATGGTGCTGCTGTCTGCCAAGGGAATCGACCCATCGATATCCAATATCACCAGTGACGGTACCATCAGCAAATCCGGGGCTGATGCGTATTACAATTATATCATTTACCTCACCCAACAGGCTATCCCGGAAGATGTTGTCTGCGCGGATCTGAATTTTGCCATTTCCCTGAACTTTCCTGAGAAATATGCGTCCGGTATCAGAATCGGATTCCACAGGCCATCAGTTCAGAGGCAGGAAGAAATATCACCTAATGACAGACTCAAAAATCAGCAGCAGTAATGAAAAGCACAGATATCTTCAAAGACCTGAATGATTTTCAGGCATACACAGACGGGATGATAGCAGACACTTCCCTCGAACAGCTCACCCCGTCTATCCGGACCATATCACACGACATCATTAAGATCATAACTGCCGATGTGTATATTGCCATTTGTAATGCAACTGTGCCGGAGAACGACAAAGAACTTGATATGGAGGAAGCAGCAGAACTGCTGAAAACGGCGGTGGCCAATGGTGCTGCATGTAAATATCAGATCTTTTCTTCCGTCAAAAAGAACGGTTCAGAAGCCTCGATGTACAAGTATCAGCACGAAGAGATCAAGGCACATTATCAGGAAGCATACTGGGCTGCAATGGACAGGCTTCTTGATTGGCTTGATGCACATCCCTCTGTCGGTAAATGGTCTGACACAGACGAATACAAGAGGCGTCAGGAACTCCCTGTGAAGAATGCCTCGGAATTTGATTTCTACTATGGCATTGGAAAGTCCTCATTCTTCTTCCAGAAAATTCTGTACCTGGTCCGTCAGGTATGGCAGCAGTCAATCCACCCGGCACTACCAGAAGCTCCTACCGAAAAAATGACGGAACTTGCAAAGCAGGCACTTTGTTATCAGGTGATTGCACAGGTTGTAATGCAATTTGATATCACCGAACTTCCTCGTTCCATCCGGTACGACTACAATCATGAATACAGCAAAGGATCCAATATCCAACAGCGCACTACACTGTACAACCAACTGATGGCAAAGGTGGAGTCTGCCATGTCATCTATTGAGAGGATGAAGGTGTCCGCTTCGGGGGTCAATATCATTCAGGGCAGCCAGACAAAAGAATCAGATAAATTCGTTTCCGTTCTATGATCACACTGACCATTCAAGACAAAAAGTATTCAATCCCGTCCAAATGGGATGAAGTGACAGACAGGAACATGTTTGTCCGGCTGTGTAATGCGATATTCCGATATGAATCAGGACAGACTGACTTTGACCAGTTCAAACTGGAAATCGTCATTGCTGTTTTGGACCTGAACATCAGCAGAACGGAGATATCCGATGTCCTGGGATGCAACCTGTACACACTAACCAAAGTCCTGACATTCCCGTACAGGATTGAGGAAACCGCCAAAGGAATATATGTATATACTGAAATCTGCCTAAACAACAACCTCCTTCCGGAAATAGGCGGAATCAAGGGATACAAGTATGAAACCTCATCTACCGGGATCATCGATGCGGATCTTACCGCATCACAGTATTCCGAGGCTGTTGATCTTCTCAATTTCTTCACCACACTGTTACGGAGCGATCCAGAGGGAGCGCTGACAATCCTTGCTCCTATGTTTGCCACACTCTACCCTATAAAGCCTCATTACACCAAGAAGATGCCTATCGTCACCAAAGAGGAAAAGGTCGCCATGCTTTACAATTTCAGAGGCATACTGGAAAGCATCCGTAAGGATCCTGATTATGATCTTATCTTCCGCAAAGCCGGGCACAAGTCAGAGCCAAGTCCTACCGGCAGTCAGAGTGCGATATTCTCACTCACCAAAGCCGGATTCGGGGATGTCGAGACTGTCGGGAGAATGGGAATCCACAGTTTCCTCAGTGCTATGGTCCAGCAGACGGTGGACAGCATTCACACACTCCAAGGGTCCGGAATGAAACCTGGCAAGATTGCAGAGAAACTGAATCTGACATTAGACCAGGTACTTCAATTCACAACAATAACAGACAGCGACTCAGACAATGATTAAAGAACTCTTCAAATACTTCTCCGCCTTCGTTCCACTGCCGGCTCTGGCTAAGACATTCCAAATGCCTTCCGGTGAAGAATACGACGCATTCCGTCAGGAAATCCTTTCCCTTCATTCAGACAGAAGGCTTGAAGGCATACATGACTTTGTCTTCGGAGCCGACCCCGAGAAACTGAAACAGAGAATCAGCGATGTCAAGGGCACATATCTTTTTGTGGAATACGCCAGAGTGACCACCACCATAAACCAGAAAGTGGACCGTCAGGACAACCGCTTCAAGATCTCTGTCACCGTCGCAGTTCCGGAGCCTGACAACCTTGATCTTGTTTCCTGCACATTGAACCAGGAAAGATGCTTCACCCTCATCGAGACTATCAGAGCCAAGATGAGAGATGACGATGACCTCAGGCGTGGCATAGTTTGGATGGACTTCCCAGCCACGCTGACGGTCTGGTCATCAAAAGCACTGGCCAACTCGCATGGATGGTCTATGGAATTCGATGTCACATATATCAACAGATAAACAACAGCATTATGGAAAGACAGCATATAATAACCAGATTGCAGGCTTTCAACCCTTCGGTCCGTAAGATCAAGGAAATCGTGATCCACTGTTCAGCAACGGAAGAGGGGGATGATTTCGACGCCTCTGATATCGATGTCTGGCATACGGAAAGAGGCTTCTGCGGGATCGGATACCATTTCGTCATCCGTCTTGACGGAACTATCGAGGAAGGAAGGCCGTTGGAGTCTGCCGGGGCACATGTTTCCGGCCATAACAAGAGCAGCATAGGAATCTGCTATATCGGGGGTCTTGAAAAGAAGACCAAGAAAGCGAAAGATACCAGAACTGCAGAACAGAAAGATTCCCTCCTGTGGCTTATCACCGCCATCAGGAATAATATGCCCGGGGGTGGCTCCATGACAGTCAAAGGACATCGTGATTATTCACCTGACAAGAACAAGAATGGGGTCATAGACCCGTACGAAAGAATCAAGGAATGCCCATGCTTCGATGCAATACCTGAATACTCTTGCCATTTCGACCGTTAATAGTGATTTGTGTTTTTGATTCGGGCCGGCAGCCGGGATGGTTCCCGTGCCCTTGTTTTTTCTCTTTACGAACAGTAACTTTGTAACCCAATTGATATGATACTCACACCAAATGAAAAGAAGGTGATGCAGAGCTTCACCACGACAGCCAAGACTGCCAGTATAACCTGCCCGGCAGATATGTCTGAAACAGTGTTCCGTGAAACGGTATTCTCTCTGGAAGAGAAGAAACTGGTTGTATCGACGACCAACCTCGGAAAGAGAGTGATCCTGCTGACCGAACATGGCCGAGACTATCTCGCCTCCGGATTGAAGACGGATCTGCTCAATACAATCAAGGACTGGGCACCCATTGCCACTGTCGGATTGCTGCTGCTGAACATCATCTTGACACTATTGACATGAAAAAGATCAATAAAGACAAACTCGCTACTCTGACCCGTAACCTCATTGAGGACAAACGTAAGGAGGAAGCCCAAAGGCTGCTGCTGATCAACCCGAATCTCGGCAATAAGAAATACATGTGCTGACGTCTGTCACAAGTCTGTCCTAAGTCAATCGTGCCCTGCAATACTCCGCAGGGCACTTTTGGTATAGACTTGTCAGAAAATTCGGCAAGTCTTGTTGCATATTAAAAAATGTTTCATACCTTTGCTATCGCTTACCATACCATCTGATTGACTGGCCCTTTTTGTTTATAGGGGTATTTTAGCAATTAGACATATAAACTTCTCCAGTATGGCCGTCGAATGGGAAACCTGAGACAGCAACCAGTCAATGGGTGTGGTAAGCAGGCCTGGGCTGGAGTTTTTTTATTTTATGCTTACCACACCAAAATCAGCAGCTTACTCCAAAAAGAGTTTGGAGTCCTGCACAGAACTGATCCAGGATCTTATCGAAGGATCCACAGAATTCCACAAGACATTCATGTACCTCGAAGAGGCAATGAAGAAAGTCGGCGGTCCTATTGACATGCAGCGCATGTCCGAATTGAAGGACCTCTGGTCTGTCTCCAACCGCCAGTTTCTTATCCAGAAGGCAGAACTGGAATTCCAGATCTCCCAGCTGGAAGCAAAGGAAGAGGTCGATGCTGCACTTAAACAGCACATCGAAAAAGCCAAGGAAGGCAGGAGGGCACAGTCATGATCCCAGAGACACCTACAATCACCCTCGACTATTTCAGGGAGGCAGCGATGAAGAGGGCCTGCACCTATTACCACAACAGCAACTGCTACATGTTGAACTTCGAGGCAGACTACATGCCCCAGTACAATGTGATTGATGCCGAGATTCCAGTCACAGCCAAGGATAAGATGAACCACGCCCTGGTTGAACTTATGCGAAGAGGATCCTTGCCACAGCACCTTCCCGGGTTCCTTGTAAGTCTTGACAGTGGTGCCGATATCGCAGTGTGTTTCTACTATCATTCGGACAGGAGGAGCAAGCAATGATCAGAACGATAGACCGCTACCGCTCGGAGGCTCTTGCCCGGGCGTGTCATTATTTCACTGCGGAATGCAAGTCAATTCAGCAGAAGTCTTCCATACCAGGCAGCCACAAGTCTGTGGCCAGCATAGACACCTATCATGGCCGGAAGTTTATGAAGATGATGAAACAGGGCACGATGCCCCGTAACCTCGGTGGATTCATCATCATAGGTGCCGACGGTACTCCTGTGGCGATCTGCCACTATTACAAGACACAGCATTCATCACCGGATCCGGAGCCATACAAGGCAACGGAAGAATAGAAAAACGGGAAGGTTCTGACATTTCCTTCCCTGTACTGCCAACCCCAGACCTGTCCTTTCGAGGGCAGGTCTTTTCTTTTACCTTGCACTCAAAATGATACACCATGCTGACTGACGAATACAAGAACGACCTGAGGAGCGTGATGAACGCTCAGGGTGATGCCCTGCTTGCCAAACAGAATGCGGTTTCCGCTTCTGAACTCCGGGAACGGACAGGAACGCTGGCCTCATCCTTCCAGACTAAACCGACAATCCAGAATGCCGAGATATCGGTGGAGTACCCGCTGTATATCCGTTTCCTCGATATGAAGAAAGGAAGGAACGGAAAGCGAAAGAAGAAGGTGGATATATACAGCAGGCCTGTATGGGGATACATCGTTGCCGGGATCCGAAATTGGCTGAACGCCCACATTCCTGAACTGATGGTCCGGACCATTGACGGCACCCTTACCGGGCGAAAAGAGTAACGGATGTGTCCTTTTTTGCCGGAGCCCTCTTCCTTAACTTCGCAATAAACAAATGACTGTATGTCCATTCAGAACGAAATAGTGAAATTCATTGCGGATATCGAACTGGATCCGCAGGATACCGCCGCATATCAGAAGGGTCTTTCAGACTGTGAGAAGTCTGCGGATGCCCTCCGTAAATCCATAGCCTTGACTCAGGAGAAGATGGCAAAACTCCGAGAGGAAGGCAAGGAGTCCAGCGCCGAATTTGCTGCACACAAGAGGTCTCTTGAAGCAGATTCCAAAGCGTTGAAGGAAGTCAGCAAGACTGCTGACAAATATGCCGAGGCTCTGGGCTTGGGATCAATGTCACTGTCACAACTCCAGAAGCATGCAAAGACAGTCAGAGCAGCCCTTTCCAAATTGCATAAGGACGCCAATCCGGAACTGTGGGATAAATACAACAAGGAACTGGAGGAGACCAACAAACGCATCAAAGAACTCAAAGGCAACGGAGAAAAGACCGGAAAATCCCTTGAAGGCATGGCCAAACTTGCCGGGGGAATTACGGCTGGTGGGCTCGCATTGAAGGCTATCAGCGGACTTGCCAATCTTGCAAAGAAAGGTTTCCATGATTGGAAGGAAGAGACTCAGGTCGTCGGCGACCAGTTCAACATGTCGATGACTATCATCAACGACCAGTGGTCGCACTTCCTCAGGAACCTGACGGCAGGCCGTAATGAAATCACTCTGTCATACAAGGAAGTGGCCCAACTTTCCAGAGAGATTGTCCTGCTATCTGACGAACTTTTTGAACTGGAGAATTCTTACAAGATCACAGCAGCAGCTACTACCCAACAGATGAATGAGGCAAACGCCATCATGCGTGACTCATCCAAGACGGCAGAAGAAAGGCTGGCTGCCCTTGAAGATATGAAGGAGGCCGAAGCGAGCCTTGCAGCAGACAGGCTTCTGATAGCCCAACAGACGGAGGATGTCGCTTATCTCGCATTCAAAAAACAGACTGCCCTGGAAAGGGAGGAGGCAACATATTATGTTTCCGAATATATCAAGGCTAAAAAGGATGGTCTTGTGGATCTTGCCAATGCCTACAACGAACATCTGAAAGCGAAGACCGATGCGGAGGCTTCGTTACGAGCCCCGGCACAATCGATTGGGTTCTATACAGAGCAAAGAGCAAAACTCGATGCTGCGACAGAAGCAATGGCCGGATTTACAGCCGAAGTCATCAGATACGCTGACATCACCCGTCAATATAACCTCGGAAACGACCCTACCACCACAGCCTTTGTTGATGCTGTGGCCAATAGAATCCAAGCAGCTGCTGATGCCGACCCTGCCGGGCTTGCCAGCAAGTATTCCCGTTTGCAGGGAACCATCACCAAACAGTTAGAGGCAGAGGAAAAAGCAGCCAGAGAAGCCAGATATCGCGCTCGTTTGGAGGCAGCGGATGCTGCATATAAGCAGGAACTTCTCGCCCTTAAAAACGCCCTTATTGCTAAAGAAATCACGGAATCAGAATACCGTGTCCGGAGTGAGGCTGCTGAAATTGCAATGCTCAACAATAAGATTGCAATCAACAAGTCATATGGCAAGGATGTCGTCGATCTCCAGAATCAGATTGCGGACAAACAGATTGCTGCCCAGAAGCGTTTGTCTGATGCGCTCGCAAAGAGTGACGCGGATTTCAAACGCACGATGGAAAGGATGAATGCCGAGATGGAAAGGGAGACGGAGAAACTGATAGAGTCAATGATGGCTGAGACCGAGGCCGAGATTGAGGCGATGATGGAAGCGGACCCTGCCGACCCTATCAATAACTTATCCCGCCTGACAGATAAGGCCAAGAACGAGCCGGCAGCAACCCGAAAAGGTAAACTGGCACAGGCAGAATCATCCTACAACACAGAACTGACCGACTTGGAGGATATGCACAACCTGATGCTTATCTCCGAGGAGGAATACCTGGCTCGAAAACAACAACTGAATGAGGACTACGCCAAGACTGTTGCCGAAATCAACATGCAGACATGGCAGGATTCGTTCAGTGTGGCCAACCAGTTCCTTGATGCTGCATCTGAAATGGTCGGTTCTCTTCGTGATGCCGAACTCGCCAACCTGGATGCACAGATGCAGGCGGAACTGGCAGCAGCCGGAGACAATGCCGAGGAACGAGAAAGGATTGAAGCGGAATACGAGGCTAAGAAACTGGAGACTCAAAAGAAGTATGCGGATGTTGATATGGCAATTAACATAGCCAAGACTATCGCATCCGGGGCATTGGCAGCGATGCAGGCCTTTGCACAGTTGGGTCCTATTGCCGGAGGTATCATGGCCGGAGTCATAGCAGTTACCACAGCTGCACAGGTGGCGACCATCGTTGCCCAGAGGAATGCCATCAAGAACTCTTCTGTCAGTTCATCAGGATCCTCATCATCTTCCGGCAGTTCCGGGCAGACATTCACCAGAGAAGTCACAGGATACTCGGAAGGAGGTTACACCGGCAATGGTGGAAGGTTGGAACCGGCTGGCATAGTCCATCGAGGGGAATATGTCGTGGCTGCCCCGGAACTCAGGGATCCGGAGGTTGCCAGAGAGGTGGCCCGTATCGAGCGTAAAAGGATTGCCAGGTTGAACGGCAGGAAGGCCCTGCCGGGTTACGCTGACGGAGGATACACAGACAGTCCTACCCCTTCATCAGACACAGACCTGTTGGCCAAGATATATGACATGCTTGTAAAGATCGCAGGAACACCGATACCAGCATATATCGTATTCTCACAATGGCAAGCCAAACAGGAAGAATGGAACAAGCATAAGAGACTCACATCACTGAAAGGATAACAGATGAAACTTTTCACAGAACGCGGTACATTTGCTCTTCCGTCCGATTTCAGTTTTGAAATTGAACGGACTAACCCGATATTCTCAGACGAAGGCAGCGGCACCCTGCCATTTACACTCCCAGCGACACAAGATAATCTTCTCGTTGCAGATAACCCAGAGGCTCTTGCCCGTAGGTATGCACTCGCAAACGATTATGAATGCGTACTGCAGCACGGGGATTATCAAGTCAGGGGCAGCCTTGTCGTGTCGTCAGTTTCCAAAGATGGCATTTCAGGTAGTATCATCCTATTCGAGTCCGGGTTGTATAAGGAATACAAGGCTGCCAACCTAAAAGACTTATTCGGCACCGATTTGTATATCTATAATTCCACAGTCGATACACTTTGCCAACTTCTCCAGCACAATAACGAAAGCGCCATCTCCAGCCCGGACGACGATGACTACCGCCCAGAGGAACTTGCTGTATTCCCCGTTGCCGGAATGTTTACAGAGGACAACCGTCAGTATTTGAACAGCAGAATTGACACATCCACTGAATATGGTATTTCTTTCGGTGATTTTGAATACGCAGCTCGTAGTATCAAGGTAGGGGCCGACACTTACAATGTTCCCAAAGGCTATGGCATAACAGCATTCCCGTTCCTGGCATATATCCTGGAAGAATTGTTCAAGCGTATGTATTACACAGTCGTACGCAATGATTTCCGCAAACAGCCGTTCAGCAATATAGTACTACTGAACAATGTGGCAGACGCCATATGTGCTGGGAAACTATATTATAAGGACATGGTACCGGACATGAATGTGTCTGATTTTTTGGAATGGTTATATAATAAGTTCGGTGCTGTCGTGACTGTGTCTGGGAAGGAGGTCAGCATTATCATCCTCGCCTGTGTTCTGGACTCTCCATACGACATCGACCTGACAGAATTTGCAGACGACGATGAAAACATAAGTATCCCTGAGGCTTCTTATGTATCTATCTCCGTTGACACTTCTCTTGAAAGAGCAGAACCTGTCGATACCACATATGACCTTGCAGTTCACTCTGTCGGGAAATTTACAACCGTTGCCAATTATAACCTTGTAGAACACATCGGTACATATTACTATGTGCAGAATCTCGGTCAGTTCTACTACAAGGAAACAGACGGAACTGTTAAGATCACATCGGAAGCATTTGATTTTGATGGTGGATATGTAGGGAATGCAGAATCCTTAAAGACAGATGACCTATACACACCGATGTACCCAAACAATCATTACAAACCATCCAAGACAGTGCCTTTTGTCGGGCCATTCACTCATTATCATACGGCAATCAAGGATTCCGAAGAAGAAGAAGAGATTAGCCATCCGCTGATGGTATGCTGGGCATATTACTCCGGAGGATTCCGTTGTGGAACCGTATGCGGTTACGATGCCAACGGCAACCGCTTGACATACGGTCCTGACAATCTTCCTTTGCCGGCACTTTCCCCGACTGGTCTTTATACTCTTTGCTGGCAGAAGTACAACGATATGTTGGTAAATACAGCACAGGAGATTTCAGTCACAGTCCATCTTCCGTATAGTATGCTGAAAGATCTTGATCTGAGTATTCCGAAGAGATACAAGGGGCACAAAGTCCTGATCAAATCCATTTCATACACACTGTCAGATGCCGGTGTAGCCTATGGGCAGGCAAAGCTGCAACTTATCCCGGAATTCGTTTATGTATTTAACAAAATCCCTTATTTCCCATATTGAGTATGATTGAGAATCTTTTTAATAATGTCACCTATTTCTTGCCGGATCTCCCAATGCTTGTTCTTACTGGGGAACCGGAAATCGTTTTTGAGGTAAGGATTACCGACACAAAGAATGGAGGTGTCTTATTTCATGGTAGGCTATGGCCGGATTGGAATGGCAGACTGGAAATTGACTTGAAACCGATAATCAAGGACACATTCAAACCGGAGTTTATATATCGCACAGGACCGTCATATTTTGACAATTACATTTCATTGAAAATAGAGGAACTTGAATACGATGATGAAGTAAATATCAATGTCAATCTATTCTCAATCCTCTCGCTTGAAAGAATGAGTGACATTGATGAAATGGACGTGCCGTCAGACTATTTCATCCCTGTTGGATATCCAAACTTAGATTCCGTCTCAGGTTGCATCAAGAGCAACAGAGAAGATGATGCTGATTTAGAAAGAGATCTGCAATATAAAGATGATGTTCTTGGGCTGGGGCGTAATTATTTATTCCTCAAACCTGGCGTCTGGACGATGAGCCCAGAAGCATTTTATGTGCAGATTGACCATGAAGACGGTCCATGCTTGTCCCCGGTATATCACATAGTGGAAGGTACCTTCGAGCAATATATCTTTTATAACAGATTTGGAAACTGGGATAATATCGCCATGAACGGAAGACGAACACTATCACCTGAAATGGAATTCAGCAATGCCTCTTTGGGAGGGAAACGGTGCAAAGGTGTCAGCGAAATAAGCAGGAAGTACACACAGAACTCCGGGAATCTTACCAGAAAGACAGCAGCTGCGCTCATGAGCCTGATGGATTCACCCGCCATATATCATCTAACCGCTGACAAGGAATGGAGAAAAATCATCATCGAGGATTGCACTCCTGTAATCAATTCAGATGATTCCTTGCACAATCTTTCTTTCACCTACCAGTATTCGGAAGACCGTGAAACTTACGAAATCTAATAATCCAAAACAACATTGATATGAGAACACGATTCCAAGTAGTCCAACCAGCCCATTTCAAACTTGAAGTTATCCTCCGTGATCTGCCAGAAGGTATCAGCATGGACAATGTTGATTTCTCCTGTGTGTTCAGTTCCGGGGGTAAGTCTGTGACTAAAACTAAAACGGATCTTCATGTAGTTGCCACTGATGCGGGCAATCGATACATAGCGCCACTGAACTCAGGCTTACTGGGTAAAGGTGATGTCACTATGATTGTCACAGCCAATATCCCTGATGAAGCCTTCGATAATGGCATGCGTAAAGATATCGACATGTGCGACACCAAAGTAACTATCGTATAATGACAATCGAAACCAAAATAGCATATCAGCCTATTTCCGCATCGGCAGAAATAAGGGTCATTGAAGCATCAGCAGTACCTATCTCAGACAGAATCTGTTCCAGTGCTTCTCTGATTCGCGGTATCCGTACTCTCAGCAACCTCCTTGTCGGGGTATGCCTGATTGCAGCCCCGCTCCCAGCAGTTCAGGCAGAAGCCCATTACATCGATGAGGTTATTCCCATGCCGTGTTATTCCAACTTCATCACAGCCGATGGGAAATATATTCTGCTGGCCGACGGTAAGATCTTATCAGTAAAGGAGGAATGACATGAACAGAGAACTGCATGAAAGCGAATTCACCGGAACGGAGGTGGATCAACTTCTTGGCCGGGTCAAACGGATCAGTGAAGAACTTATCCAGATCCAGAAGGCTATCCAGTCATCGGCAGAGACTCAGGAAGAAATGCAATCAGGTATTGAGGGTATCACTAAACGGCTGACAAACTCCATCTTGCACAAGGATGTAACTCAGGCCGAATATGACGCCCTTAAAGAGCAGAAGAAACTGGAACCGATGTGGTACTTCGTGTTCCAGGACTACAAGAAATATAGACTGACCAGAATATATTATTACGGTCTGCTTGTCGGTCAGAGAGGACAGACCGCCTCATCAGGATTCCCATATACATTCCCATTCACATTCGTATAACTATGGCAATTGATATCAATAAACTCATGGCAATGACCGGCAAGGTCGAGAACGACGGAGCCGACGAAGCCGGAATACTTTCTGCACAGGAATTCAACACCCTGGTTCTCGCACTGATCGAGGCACTCGGGGGTGTGAAAAGGATTTCCTTTCAGGGAACGACATTCGCCCCGGACAGTAACGGCGTTCTGCACCTGGTGTACTCTTCTGAAAGCAACACATATCAGATGGTGGCCAAGGTAACGACCACCCCTCCGGAGGTCCTTGTTAAAGGAGCATCATGTCCGATATCCTTTGAATACAACTGTTACTATGGTTCCGACGTTACCGATGTGGACACTTCGCCAGGATCTGCATCTTTTATGATCAACGGTACGCTGATCACAGCCCTCACCACATCACTTCGGGCTACTGGAAGCAACGAGAACAGTAAATATACAGTGGATATCGGTCAGTACCTCACAGAAGAGGAGAATACTGTTACACTGGTTATATCCAACACTCACGGCACATCGAGGGTGTGGGATTTCACTGTTGCGACCAAGTCAATCAACCTGTCTTTTGACGCTTCTTATGACCAGACCATCCCCCGTTCAGGCAAATGGGAACTCCGTGTTTCCTGTCTCGGTACCGAGGCAGATGTGCATCTGATGATTGATGACAATCCTGATTCGGAGCAGGTTGTCCATATTGCATCCTCGACATATAACTTCGTGATCGATGCGGACGGATCACTTGCAGCCGGCAGACATAAGGTCTCAGTCTGGGCGGTCAATGCTGAATTCGGGATTACCACAGAAACCATCACTTCTTCGTTCATCAAGACCGGCAGCCAGAATACTATCCTGGCCATCGGCTCCGGAGCCCCTATTTCAGCCCCGCAGTACGACACTGTATCCATCCCGTATTTCTTCTATATACCTGGTGCATTAGCCGGGCAATCTGTCAATGTGGGGTTGGCCATATATGACAACAACGGCATTCTTACAGAGACCTTGACAAGCCAGATCGTTCCGGTAAGCGCCACAGGATCCTCCGGGCTTCAAATGGCATCATTCGTTCCTTCCCTTGATACATATGTGAACAATGATATAACACTGCGCATCTCGATTGGCGGCGCTTATGTGGAGCACATCCTGACAATCACCTCGGCTGGGGTCTCTCTGTCAGCAGCCGATGAATGCAAGGTGTATTATTCATTTGCCGGCAGAACGAACAGTGATGAGGATGCTGAAAATCTTGTCAGCACCTATGATGGCCAGCAGACCAGCCGGCTCGTTCGATCCGAGAATTTCAAACTGAATTCCTTCGGAGGGTTCATCACCAAAAACGGTTTTACAATCCCTGCCGGCAGGAAGGTCACTCTGAAAGACTGGTTGATGTTCGGTGCTGATTTCGGTGCCAATGCGGAGGATCAGACAGCCAGAACAGGAAGGACATTGGAAATCGAGATGGAGGCCGGGCTGTGTTCTGACATGAATACGCCAATCGTTTCCTGCATGGACGGAAATACCGGATTTGAAATCTATCCTAACCGTCTTGTCGTAAAATGCCCAAGCGCAAGTGGCGGTATTGATACGGAGTTCCCGGATCAGGCAAGAATCAGGATGTCTATTGTCATCGATGGCCAGGCTACTCACTGTGTGGCCGAGACTGGAAATGCAAACACCTCAGCCAACTTCGATGCCTGGTGCAATATCGCATATCTCTATGTAAACGGTACATGTGTCAGGATCTTCGACTATAAAACGGCAAGTTGGGCACAGGACAATCCGAAAGAAATTGTTTTCGGCTCAGATGACTGTGAGGTTATCTTGTACTCCATCAGGGCATATGACAAATCTCTGACATATAAGCAGGTGAACGGAAACTTTGCGTTTGACACCCCGAACCTTGCTGACAAGATTGCCATTGCCAAACGCAATGATATCCTGAATTCCGATGGAACAGTGTCATTCCAGAAGGTACAGGCTGCTCTTCCGAACACACCTTTAATCGTGTGGGATCTGGAGAATCTCCCAACTTCAAAGAGTGACGAACGCACCATCACCGGAACGGAATTCATCAACCCGGAGTGGAACGCAGAGGACTATGGCCGTGCCTGTGCGCCGTTTACAGCAGGGGAACATCTCATCAACGGTGACGGTACCAGTTCCAATAACTATCCGTTGCCATATAAGAACTGGGCAGAGGAATTCTTCACACTTGTTCTGCAGCTTGCTTCGGAAGGCACAGTGGAAGTGGAAGAATACAGCATCACTCCAGGAATAGATGGAGGTGAAACAGAGTTTGTTCACAAGGTCAATTTCGCCAGCTGCGAAAAGATATTCAATATGCTGACGATGAACTTCTATCAGCATCTGACTCTTGCATGCGCAAACGGAACATTCCAGTCGTTGCTCACCAAATTCATGCAGCAGCAGAGCGATCTTGGCAACCCTATCACTTTCAGGAAATCCCTGTCCGGTTTCCCTGAAATCGGGTTCAGAAAGAATACCAAAGGCGGTCAGAATAACCCGTCTTTCCTATCGATATACAACTTCATAAACAACAAGTATAGCAGAAGTTTCCTCGGCTTCCCGAAAGATCATGCCAAGGCTCAAATATGGGAAGTGGATGACAACAAGAATTTTTTCAGCCAGGAAATTTTTGACAGTTACCACAAGGCCATTGAGGTGAAGGATCCTGATACGGGTGCCGTCTCCATGATTGACACCTTATTCAAATCCAATGCAGTGGATATCCCTCTCTATTATGCGAGGGTACCAAAGAAGTCTTCCGTTACTGGTCAGAAACTCGGAGTTCCTGGTTCTATTGCAGATATCGACCAGGCTAACTCTGAACTTGCTGTCTTGAAGCGCTTCCATAACTTCATTTACAAATGTAACCCGAATGTCGCAGAACGATATTATGCCCGTTATGGGGATTATCGCACACTTACTATCGAGCAGGACGGATATACTTCAAGGGTGTTCGGTTCGGTAACATACACCAAGGACACACCGGCATACCGCAAGGCTATGTTCAAGGAAGAGGCCGAGAACTACATGTATAAACAGGATGCTATCTTCTACTTCGTTTTCTTTGTCTATTTCCTTGGTACCGACTCGATGGATAAGAACATGTCGGTTGCGTTTGATGATGTCACAGCTGCTGCCCCTCTTGCCAGGATCTTCCCTCGTGACAGTGATACTATATGGCTATTCAACAATAGTGGCATCAGGGCGTGGCGATATTGGCACGAATGGGGTGACAGTTATGATGCCAACACCGATACGACTGGTAGGATTACAGGGGAAGTCTGGAATGCACAGACACAGTCCTACGACTTGAAGACAACCGCTGGATCTGAAATCTTCAACGGAAGACTTTCCGGACTATGGGATTTGGTTGACCAGTGCTGGGCCGATGATGTAAAAGCCATGTATGACAAGATGGCTGCCAATGGTCTTGATGCTGCCACCTTGATGAAGTGGTACAGGGGTTATTGGTCGTATTGGTGTGAGAACCTCTATAATGCCGATGCAATGGGTTATGCCAACACTGGAAACTTTGCTATGGCTTATGGAGACAAACTCATGCAGTCTGAGTACTTCACCAAGTACAGAAGCCGATATCTGGACAGCAAATTCAAGTCCGGGCAGTGTACTATTAACAACACCATGATCCGACTGTTCACATCCGGGAAGGGTGTATCACTACGCCACTGCTGCCCTATTTACGCATGTATCGCATGGGGCTCTGGCAACTATGTAAATCAGCGAAGCATCATTGCCGGGGAACCCGCCCTAATGCCAAACGGCATCACAGATTCCGGTGGTGAGCAGGTCTTTGTTCTATGCAACAATGATCTCATAACCCATGTCGGGACCTATACCCAGGATGCACTGGGCAACATCATCGAATCCGGACTCGAAGGACTTGGCCAGGTATATTTCCAGACGGGTATGACGGGAATGGTCCGCCTCCGTGAACTTGTGATGGACTATTCCGGAATAGAAGGAGGAAACACCAAACAGGATGATGCCGGATGGAATGTATCAAACTTCCGTCTATTACGAAGACTGATTGCAAGAAGGCTCGTGAATGTCGTGTCAGTTCAGACAATAGTCTCCGGAGTCATACAGGAAATCGATTACAGGGAGACACCTATTTCCGGTATTTCTATTCCGGAAACGGATTCGCTTGTCATTCTCAGGCTTCCTGCGACCTTGACAGCACTGAACTTGAAGAATCTCCCATCCCTTTCTGAGAATTTCAGCATAGAGGGCTATGAGGTTATGAAGTCCCTGTCTGTCATCGGTTGTCCTGGTCTGGACACATACACAATGGTACATAGACTGATGACAGAATCCTCTTCTGTACAGTCTGTCATCATCGATGAAGTATCATGGCCGGCTGCTGCATCCACCATCATTTCCTCATTAGCCAACACCAAGACTTGTCAGTTGGCAGGTGAGATTACTATCTCCGGAGGAAATCAGGAAGTGACCTTTGCGATGAAGATGGCCATGATTGAAAAATGGGGTGATATCGACAGCGGTGCTGACGGTCTGACAGTGAAATACTCGGAAAGAGCCATTGTCAATGCATTGATTTTTGGTACCGACAGCATTGAGGAGCCCGGAACATTCAAGTACTCGGTGACACCGGCAACGGCCGGTGGTATTTCAACAGCGTATGGAAACACTGTCAAGAATATAGCGTGGTCTATCTCAGACAATGCCTATGCCACGATTGACCAGTCAGGAACCGTAACGGTATCTGCCATCGGTGTCGAGGATGCAGCAGGATACGGTCCTGAGGCAACAGTCAAAGCGGTTCTGACCTTGAAAGACGGTTCTACACTTGAAACAACGAAAGTGATCAGACTGTATAAGAGAAGTGCCCGCCTTGGTGATTTCGTCTTTGCCGACGGTACTTATTCATATCGTCATGACGGCACAAAGACATGTATCGGCGTTTGCTGCTACATAGACCAGGAAGACCCTACCCTGAGGCTTGCTGTCGGTTTGAAAGACATGTCCGCCCAGCCTTATGGTCTGTTCTCGCATAAAGACTATCCCGACTACTCAATTTATGATATCGTACTTGAAAGCGGTTATGATCCATATGACCTGCCAATTACCAATGTGACATCATCCGGACTTGTCGTAACGGAAGAGGGAGGAACAGCCAGCTATATTTCCGATGCCACTTACCGTGATGAGAGTGAGAATGGTACTCCGGACGGATTCAGGAAACTGGCTGCCGGCACTGCATGTGCCCAGATTGGTTTAGTGGAACTCACCAAAGATCTTCATGGCCATAAAAAAGGCGAGAAACTTCCTTGGGGTCAGTACTTGACTCTGGAAATCATTGATCATCGTGACAGAGTCCTCGCTGAGACTAACCATCCAATCCCAGCTGCTACTGCCGACAAGACTGAACTGGAAGTGCTTGATGAACTCTTGGCGCAGATTGTTCAGGAAGCCGGTGGACTGACCAAGTACAAGCAGTTCTACTACCCGATGGCATCACGAATCTTTGCTTATGAGCCGACTGTCAGAGCCTCAGAGGTGCTTTCTGACAAATTCAAGGCTGGCAACTGGTTCCTTCCATCAGAGGGAGAACTCGCCAGAATTTGCTGGCACCATTTCCAAGGCTATGAAGGCGGGGAACACGCAATCTTCTCGAACGCAGTTCAGGCCGGAATAATGACGTCATTTTCGGCCAGCTGGTTTGGTTCTTCGTCGGAGTATCTTAACAACTACTATTGGATCGTCCATTTCGGCTCCGGCTATTGTTACAACACAGGCAAGACCAACTCATACCTGGCGCGTGGCCTCGTGGCATTCTAATTTAACTTTTTATCACAGGGCTTTTGCCCTGTGATGGAAAAGAACTATCTTTGGCGAAGCCAAATTTTTTTTGAAAATTTTATGAAGCCAAGGCAATCCTCAATCTATCGAAAGTTAGAGCTGCTTCATTTATGGGCATCATCTCTTGTAGATCGTTGCCCTAAAAGTCTATCTTACCAAATCGAAGGCAAGGCCATCATGGATGATCTTAACAATGCTCTCCTTGTGACCAAATTTGCCTTGAAAGCCCCTAAGGGTGAAGAGCGTCTGAGACACATCGAGATGCTTGATGTCTATCTTGCAGACCTTGACACTCATATCACGGAACTCCGGGAAAGATCCAAGCCTGCCAATGCTCAGGCGAGGGTCCTCACCAGAGATCAGTATGCCTCATATATGAGGGATTATGCTATCATCCAAATGGAGATAGACAGCTGGCGTAAATCAAATATCGTGGGTTTACAAGCGCCAGCGGGTAGGGCTGGATCCGGTTCTGATTGATTGCGATTATGAGGAACCTGGACTTGTATTTGAATGGGCGCTGTACTGGGCCTCTTGGCTTAGTTATATCACCAATCAGCGCAAAGGCGGCCAGCTGGTTTGGTTCTTCGTCGGAGTATAATAACAACAACAATTGGATCGTCAATTTCGGCTCCGGCAATTGTAACAACACAAACAAGAACAACTCAAACCTGGCGCGTGGCCTCGTGGCACTCGAACAACAAGTCCTGGAAGGATGGGTGGAAGCATTTGAGGATTGCTGTCTTCATAAAAAATCATCTGCACATTGTACAGAATACCGTCTGAATGCATCCGTTGACATTCCTATCCTGGCACTCCAGATTGAAATCCTGGCTGCATATAAACCAGGCACAAGCATATGTTTTATCGTTTCTGTGCCACGCATCCGGGAAATCTTTGCAGCTGCTTTCCGTGATAGAATCGTTCAGCACTGGATATGTCTCCGTCTGCGTTTCCTGTTTGAAGAAAGGTACATTTCACATGGGAAAGTCACCTTCAATGGCAGGGTTGGTTATGGAACTATCGCTGCTGCCAACAGAGCACAGCAGGCTATTGCAGATCTGACAGATTGTTACAAAAAAGATGGATGGGTGGCCACGATAGATATCTGGTCATTCTTCATGACAATCGACAAAAATGTACTATGGTCATTCCTTCGATCTTTCATAGCCCACAATGCCGAGCGCATCAGGGCAGAATATCCTGCGACAAAGATTGAAACCCTGCTTTGGGTTACTGAGATAGTCGTAATGCATGCACCACAGAAAGACTGTGAATTTAGGGGCAATCTGAGTCTTAGGGAACGTCTCGACCCTTGGAAAAGTCTTTTGAATGCCTTGGAAGATATCGGCATGGCCATAGGCAATATAACCTCTCAGGATCTTGCCAACTTCCTTATGTCTTTCATAGATGAGTGGGCAGTGGGGTTTTGCAGGGAAAGAGGAATGATATACATCAGGTTCGTGGATGATATCCTCACTGCTGGTCTTTCAAAAGAGGATCTGATTCAGTTCCGGAAAGAACTATGTGAATACCTTTCATTGACATTACATCAGAAGGTCCATCCGGATAAATTCTATATTCAACCCGCACGTCATGGTGTTAAGTTCGTAGGCAGGATCATTAAGCCCGGTAGGAACTATACGGGGAACAGGACGGTAGGGAACTTCCATGACGCCATGCATAAGTTGGATAAGTACTGCCGGAAGATCATAAACGGGGATGTCACGGTGCAACAGGCGTTGATGCTTGAGCATCTGGTCAGCAGCGTCAATTCGTTGTTTGGATTCCTGCAACATTCCGCATCCCGGAACATCAAACTCCAAGCGATAGGTACTCTTACCGCATTCTGGAAAGTTTGCTATATCGTGAATTGCCACATCGTCCGAATCCGGAAGAAATATAAAGTACAAACCATTTTAATATCCCAGAAAGATGAAGAGAACAGCTACTACCAAGCCCTTGACAGTGGAGACTTCGTTCAATACCTTTCGGCAGAAGAGCCATATCATCAACTTCGACGTCGTAGAACTCGAAGACGGAAGTTATGAATTTGAAAGCATTGAGATAGCCCCAGGGCAATTCAATTATGACAGTATCGTTGATGCATTGGTTTCATCCAGATACCCATCATCAAAAATGGAGGCTATCGTAAATAATTATCTGGCCATATCCCTCAGGGAGCCTGATCCGGAGCTGGATTCGGTCATTACAGAGGAAATGAGGCAGATGCAGTCTTGGCGGACAAAATCCAAAGAGATTGCACGACAAGCGCTCGAAAAATAAGGCAAAATCTGTCCTTTCACAAAAAGGTCTGTGTAACTACTTTCGCAGTAGGAACACAGACCTTTTTGCATTATGAAAAGTATATCAAAAGACACTAAACTGACGATACAGGTAGTGCTTGCATCTGTTCTGGTATTTGCCGGGATAGTGATTCTATTCATGGGTTTTGCGGTAGCCCCTAAGGGCGAGATTCATAACTCAGTCCTGATTGGGGCAGGAGAAACATTCACATTCGCCGGAGCACTTCTGGGCATTGATTATGCCGCACGGACCGCAGTTATCAGGATTAAACAGGATTTGCAGAATGACGACAAGAAATAAGATCCTGATTGGTGCTGCTATCTTGATATTCATTCTCGGTCTCCTTGCCGGGATGGGTCTGCATCGCTCATATATAAACAGGAACACCATATCAGCAGTTCCAGATACAGTCTATGTGCAGCAGGAGATAGATATCCCTGTCCCTTCCCTGGCAGAGCATAAGGTGGACTCCACAGACAAAATTGACATTCCTATCCAGGATGTAAGAGTCTCAGCCGATTCGTCATCCATCGAGGCCCCGAAGGAGACTGTCACATATAGGGATTCCACCCTTTCCGGTGTCTCCTACACCGCTACTGTGACAGGCGTTCAGCCGTCCCTCACTTCATTAAGGTTCAGTGTTCCAGAACGGAGAATAACTCAAACAGTATATAAGCCTATCGAAGGGTGGTCATTGGCTGGATTTGCTAATGCTGATTATTCTTTCCCCGTCACCTCCGTATCAGGAGGGGCATCATTGTCATATTGTACTGGCCCATTTGATTTTCACTTTGATATCGGCGTCCAGAGAACCTGGCATCCGTCACTCGCCCCCACAACCACCCCGTACATAGGTGTTGGAACAAAGGTCACTTTTCTACGATTCAATAAACGGTAGAAAATCGGGGTATAAAAAAGCCCCACCCCATTATAAGTATAAGATCTCACCCAAATACAAATAGCGACAAAACGCAAGGGCAGGGCTGGAAGCCTCCTTGTGCATCTTGTCGCTATTTGAGTGAGATGCACAAAGTTAGGAAATTTTAATAATAACCTCAAAACAACAGGTAAAATGAACAAGTACTACCAGCTTTTACACCGGATCATGACATCCGGAAAGCAGCAGACCAACAAGAAGGGGAACATCAGATACCTTCTTAACGAGCAGCTCAGTCTGACTCCTGGAGATCTTCTCGACATTTTTGAGGGGCACAGTATCGCCCGGAAGAAACTCAAAAAGGAACTGGAACTATTCACCTCTGGTGAACGACTCACCGAACGATATCGTGAAGCAGGTATCACATGGTGGGATTATTGCGGGCCTATCCTTGTGAACTCTTACCCCACCTATCTTGAAAAGTTACCTTCACTGATCAAGAAGATCAATGCCGAGAAAAGGAATTCAAAGAATTATGTCCTATTCCTTGGCTCGACAGATGCGGAAAGCAATCAGGCACCATGTCTCAGCCTGGTACAATTCCAGATTGACAACGGGGAACTGGTGATATCTGCATATCAGCGCAGTTCTGATGCCAACCTCGGACTACCAGCAGATATCTATCATTTATATCTTATTTCAAGAGAGATCGATCTGCCATTACAGTCCATCACTCTAACCCTTGGCAATGTTCATATCTACGAAACTAACCTGCAGAACACCGAACGGCTTCTGAAAGGTGAAGACGGGGTAAAATTTGAGCTCAATGTGTAACAAGGTATATACATCAGCGCCTCTTCCCTTCCAGGGCCAAAAGAGGCGCTTTATAAGCGACTTCAAGGAAGTGCTTACACAGTTTGATGACATCGATACAGTCGTTGATCTATTCGGAGGCAGTGGTCTTCTATCCCATATTGCAAAGAGAACCCGCCCGGAATTACGGGTCATATATAACGACTATGACTACTATTGTGACAGGCTTGGAATGGTAGATATCACCAATGAAATTCTTTCCAGAATCAGGCCACTGATGAAATCACTTGCCCCGGACAAAAGGATTCCGGAAGATATCCGACACAAGGTCGTGAATATCTTGAATAGTTACCCCCCCCATTGGACTATATCACGCTTAGTTCATCCCTTCTGTTCAGCGGGAAATGGGCAAAGACACATGATGAGTTAATCAGTCAATCGATGTACAGCAAGGTCAAACAGACCGACTACGAGGTGGGCGGATATCTTGACGGGCTGGAAATCGTTCACATGGATTATAGGGACTTATTCAAACTGCATAAGGATAACAAGCGCACACTATTCCTGCTTGATCCGCCATATCTTTCTACCGACTGCGGTTCATATGAGAACTACTGGAAATTGAGCGACTATCTGGAAGTCCTGAAACTGCTTGTCGGTACCAGGTACATCTATTTCACCAGCAATAAATCCCAGCTCATTGAACTTTGCGAATGGATTAAGGAGAATGCCAGCATCGGGAATCCTTTTGAGGGGGTTGAGATCAGGAAGCAGCAGAACAAATTAAATTATCAGAGTACCTTCACTGATATAATGCTTGTGAAGGAATAACCCACAGTTCAGACAGTTCTGTGAGGTATTCCCAAGAGTGCAGTCACAGAACTGTCTATCTTATTTGTTTTCAACGTCATTCGCCCCGTCAGTTCCATAGTTCTCAGAAATGCGCGCTTTTACAGAGGATACGATATCAACCACTTTCAGTTGCTCATTTGCTTCCGGAATCGCTCCCACATATATTGCAGTCATAGCCACACTGTGGTGGTCTGCTTGCTTCTGTACGAGATTGATAGGCACCTTCTGGCTCAGCATATTTGTAACCCCTGTATCCTTCAAACCATAGAACTGTAAATCCTGGCCGAATCCGCAGGCCGGTCTCACATAGGAATCCCAAAACTTGGCAATCTTCCGGCTGCACATCTGTTTCGGCCCAGGCTCAAACAGATATTCAGAATCCCCGAACACATACCACGATTTATTGGAAAGGTCAAGCCGTCTCAATTCCGGAATCAGAACATCAGGGATTGTCCTGAAACTGTCATTGTCGTTCTTGGCAACATCTTCGCTGATATGGACAACCTGGTTATCAAGATCTATATCGGCGCACTTGATCATGACCAATTCCTTAGGTCTGAGGAAGCAACAGTAAGTCATCAGGCACAGACATAGATAGTTCCTGTTTTCCGCTGACAGATACTCAAACAGTGTGTTCAATTCGTGGCTGGTGAATACCCGTCTCTTTTTCTTGGTCAGTTTCTTAGGTTTGCGTTTCAGATCATCAAAAGGGTTGTCCACCACATACTCCCTTTCCCTCATCCAGTTGAACAGCAGCCGGAAGAACATAAGATAATTATTGTATGTCCTGGCACCGACATTAGGCCTTGCATCGATATCATCCATGAACTCCATTGCGACATATCTTGTCACAGTGCAGACATAAGCATCCGGGCCGACCCCTTTCGCTTCCAGCCAGGCCCTGAATGTTTTTATATATGACCTGTAACTACGCAACGAATTTTCTTCTGCTTCCTTTGTCTTGACTGCCAGGAATACATCAAGGGCATCGAAAAGCCTGGTGCCGGCCCTCGATGCGGACACCTCCAGAAGAGGGTTCCATCCCAAGGCAAGTTTCTCCTGGATGTATGCCATTAGTTGCCTGGCCTGTTTCCTTCTTTGTGTTATGGGCTTGACCTTGTTGAATTTTTTTCGGCAACGGACCATCTTACCGGTGAATGGATCCTTGACATAATAAAGTATGACCCAATCCTTGCCTTCCACCAATCTTGGTGGAATATAATCGATGTGTGGTGTAGGTTTGAAGAAAGACATTTTTTTTTCTTTGCACAGCTCCATCAAGGTGCTATACAAAGAATCGTGAGACTGCCCCGTTACTGCCCCGTTTTTTACGGGAAAATCGCCTAACTTGTTGTTATTCAA